CTCACCTGCTATGTAGGCATAGATAGCACCTGTAACAATGATGAGCCATGCACTCAAAATGCACCTACATCAATGACTTCTCCACGAAATTGAATCTGGTCTTCATCAAATTTTTGGACTAACTCAGGTGTCAGTAGTTGTCCGTTAAAGAAGTTCAGCACCGCAAATCCTGACCTATGATTGCTAGGATTTATCTCAGCATAAGTAAATTGTGGCCCATCAGTCTCAGCCAGAGTCCCTGTGTCTACTCCGTATCTACATCCATTGTAGTCAGAGAACGGAGTGACCTTTAAGCTATGCAAGTGTCCAGTAACTATTGACACACCAGCGTTCACAGTATTGTTGTGAGTGGCATGGATACCGCCTTTATATCGGTGCTTAACAATGACGTTATCTGTAGGCCATACTGCCCAACAAAAGTCCCAATCTGGGATATGGTCTGTTAGTTTAAAGCCCTGTACTTCTTTAAATTGTGGTGCGTGTTGAGCTAAACGATTGCCAAATCTAATGTCATGGTTTCCCCATGTAAACAAGAGCTTTACATTGTGTCTTGCCGCTTTAGCTATTTCCTCTATCTCACCCAACGCAGCTTGCGTAGCTTTTAACTCTTGGATAACAGAAGTTTGTGGTTGGTCAGTTACGTCATGCCTTGATATAGACGCACCATCGAAAGCATCCCCGTTACATATCACCGCTTTGGGTTTGAACTCTTGGATAGCCCATAGAAGCCCTTTAAATGCCGTTGTGCGCTGACTTGGGATGAAATGGGCATCTGAGAACACAATCACACATGAGTCCAACATCCCAAGTTTTATTTGTCTTAAAGGAGAGAAGGATTTTGGTCTAGTGGCAGCATAGTTAGCACCACGATGGTCTTTTGCTATAAGGGTAATCTTGTGGTTTTCCTCAATCCACCTTCTACGCAAATGAACTGCTCTATTGGGAATTCCAAGATGTTTGGCTATTTCTGTAGCAGATTGAAGTTTCTCCCATAGTTGGATGAATTCCATATCCGTACACGTTTCGTTATGTGAACCCATTGGAATCCTTAGAGAGTAAGTTTTCTAGCAAGTTGATAACTCTATGCTCTTGCATCTCTATTTCCTCATCAGAAGACTTAGGGTCTGTAGCCACACACATCAAGTCATGCAGAAAAATGTGAAGCAACTCATGTAAAGCAGTTCTATCTAGTGAATCTGGTGTAATCTTTTCAGCACCAAAGTCTCCCAGACGATAAACAGCAAGTCTTGCAGCAGGTGTAAACTCAACAGAAGCCATAGCCGCTTTAGCTGGCTTCATGCCTTTCTCAATTCTCCAATCACCCAGACTAAGCACCTGCTGCCACTTTCTGACACTTTGTGCAAACAGTTCTGCTTGTTCTGGCGTAGGAATGTTAGGCATTTCAACACCTTATACAAGAATTGTTACAGTTTAATTTAACAAGGCACATTCTGCAACTCTGCGCTTTGTCAGACCTGCTAGAACTTTACCACCACCCTTGTTCCATAACATGAGTTGCTCTTTTGCCCCTTCCCAATCTTGGGCATTGATTTTTCGCTTGAGAGTAGATGTTTGGAGTCTGCCAGTACCCAAGTTGTAGCAGAAGTCCACAATAGCGTTGCACTTACGTTCGTCTGTCAGAAGTATGGGGCAGTTTCTGACAACTCCTTGTAGGTAGGTATGCTCTAACTCGTGCATGAGTAAGGCACTAGCTACAGCCTCACCTATGGGGCTATCTTGCAGGGTTACTTTTCGCCCATCAGCATAGTAGGTAGAGCCGTAGCCAATCGTAGCCACGTTAGCTGGGCAAAGGTAGGGCTTAGAACGAAAGCCCTCAAACCTTTTGCATAGTTCTGCTGCCAGTTCTAAGTTCATAAACCACGCTTAGACAGAGTTCTATCAAGAAACCAATAGTTAATTGTTCCTGATAGCAAAGCAGAAAAGTCTGGAGTCATCATTGTTTTGAAGACTTCAGTAGCTGGCGCACCTGCTAACCAAGCGTTCCATGCAAACCAAACATGGATAAATGACCATACGAATAGTACCCAATAAGTGACCACAGGACGTACAGAAGCAGAAAGTGAGGCTACCCATCCACCTGCGGCTTTAACCATCTCTGCTTGCTGTGTAATGGCGTTGTTGAAAGCATCCATCACACCTACGTCAATAGCAGCTTCTCTTTGTGCGCCAATTTCAGCTAGTTTCATTTGGCCACGCATTTGCTCTAATTCGCATTGGCGAGAAAAAAGTGCAAGCTCGTGTTGCCTTTCATCCTTTTTATCAAGCCATTTGAGCACCTCTGGAGCCATCCTAAAGATGCCGCCAAAGATAGAACCTAACAAACCGCCACTAAGAATATCAAGCATGATTAGTCCTCACAATGTTTGCATTTATGGTGACTATCACCATGAGAAAGTTTTACACCCGCCAAGAGGCCAATAAAGCCTCCAATGATGGTTTGAAACGCAGGGTGCAACATAGCAAAGATTTCTCCATTATCAACTTCCTTAGCCCATAAGCCAAGTAGGAAAGCCGCAACCATGCCAAGCACTGATAAACAAAGAGTTGAAGCAACCATCAAGGTTACAGAATAGGTTAATTTACCCACGACATCTTGGTTATGTTCCATTTTTATCCTTATGCGTACAAGTCTAATCTGCGAGTTTTAAACATTGCCAACTCTAACTGGTTGACCCGAGCCTTCTTGTTATACAGTTCCACTTCTAATTCTGCTATTACTAACTCAATCTTGTGAGCCTTCATTGCTAGTCTGTAGTCTTCATCTACTTTTTCAGCAGCCTTATCAAAAACAACAGTCTGAAAATCGTATCTTGGTTGAACCATCGGATACCACTTGCTTGGGATTATCATTTCTTCTCACGCTCAAGTGCATTTTTGTAGGCACTAACTACCAAGTGTCTTAATTCTGCGCTATCTGCACTACCACCCCATTCTGATAAATTATTCCAAATAACCACCATGTCTTTGCTTGAACATAAGTTTTGATGTTTATTAAGCCAAAAAGACATTTGTTGATGCCGTTCTGAAGGATTGTGAATTTTGTATGCTATTGAGTAAAACTCACGCACACTACATAGGTCTTTTCCTGTAGATTGAAGTGCAAGAGTTAGAACAAGTGCTACTAGCCATCTCACGGCATAGCCCAAATAATGACATGACTACAGAACATGACAAAACAAAAAAGAAAGGCTAGAGCCACAATAGCTTCTAGCCAATCCATCATTTTTTAATCCAAGTCTGCCAAACAGCACCAGCCGTCATGATTAGACCCGCCACCCACAGAATAGGCTTGGCAGCAGAAGCAATCCATCCCAAGACTTTAAAAGCACCCTGCAAGGCATCAAAAGCCTCTACAAGCCCTTTAGTGTTCTTGTCTATGCTATCTACCTTAGTTTCAACTGCAAGCAGTCTCTCGTAGATTTGACTATGGGTTACTTGGTCTTCCATGATTAGGCATTTCGAGCAGCTTCAGCAGCAGCCTGTGCCGCTTGATATGCCGCAACTACTTCAGCAGTCCAAGCCGCATTGCAAATTGCAACAACATTAGCGGGAACTCCTGTTAAGTCTTGTGCGGGTGTTAGGCTTGAACGATGGTAAGTTTGACTCAATTGAACGCCATTCTCCATAATGCGAGTTGCCTCACGATAAAGAATAATTCCATTCTCAGTTACTGTGATTTGGTCTACTACAGTTTCTTTAGTTAAAGACATTTTGATTTCCTTTAGTTAAGTATCCCACTTGGTAATCCAACCAAGTTAATTAAACTCTGTATGAGAAACTGCCAGTAACGACAGCATTTGTGGTTTGCATTTCTGCACTAGTAATGTAGGCCAATGTTGATGAGCCAGAACCACTAAAGTAACAAGTAAAACTTGTACCTCCAGAAACATATGCCAAAGCATTATTTACACCTGTCATATTCCAAGTTGACATAGGAGTGCCAAAAGCAAAACTAGCAGAACTAAATGGCAAACCGCTAAAAGATAAGTTACCGCTACCATTTCCTTTTGTTACTTGCGTATAAAAATTGACAGTTACTAGATTGCCAATCTTTGTGTATTTACCTCGGCAGTCCACATTTGTTCGTGTTCCATTACCACCGCTAAATTCTGCGCTTGGTGTCCAATCGCCTTCTTCATAGTCATCTAGCGTATTAGCGTTTGATGAATCTGACTGACTTGCGGGGAATGTGATGCCAATACCAGATGATGGAACTGCCGCACCAATGCCTAAACCATACCGATTAATAGTCGATGCGTTTGAGGATGTACCATTGGTAAAAAACTTGATTGCACCACCAGTTTCTGCAAACAGAGCCATATCTGTTGCGCTAGTTCCCAAAACTGCGCCTGATAGTCCGACAATGCCATATTGAGTTCCACCACTTTTAAATACGATGTTTGCTCGACCATCTGTAGTGCTATTTAAAGCAATACCTGATGCAGTTGCGGTTGTACTTGTTAATGTTGTACCATCGTATGTTAAGTTAGCAGAAGCACCAAACGCACCTGAGTTGTTAAACTGGACTTGTGTGTTTGAGCCAGCAGGTGTTCCACCACCAGAAGCCGCAATCGTGATAGCACCACTTGCATTTGTAATTGTTACGTTAGAACCCGCTGTCAATGTTGTACGAGTAAAGCCTGTTCCATTACCAATATCCAAAGCACCATTAGCAGGAGTTGTTGTTAGTCCAGTACCACCATTTGCTACTGGCAGAGTTCCAGTTACGCCTGTGCTTAGTGGCAAGCCTGTAGCATTGGTTAATGTTGCACTTGTTGGTGTGCCAAGAATAGGCGTAACTAATGTTGGGCTAGTTGCAAAGACATTAGCACCGCTACCAGTTTCATCAGTCAATGCAGCCGCTAAGTTAGCACTTGATGGAGTGGCTAAAAATGTAGCTACACCAGTACCCAAACCTGACACACCAGTTGAAATTGGCAAGCCTGTAAGGTTTGTAGCAGTACCGCTAGATGGAGTTCCTAGAACACCACCATTGACTAAAGGTGCGCCAGCAGAACCCACATTCACAGCCAAAGCAGTGGCAACACCAGTACCTAGGCCAGATACGCCTGTGGCAATTGGAAGTCCTGTAGCGTTTGTTAAAGTTGCGCTAGTAGGTGTTCCAAGGACAGGAGTAACAAGTGTTGGCGATGTTGACAATACGTTATTGCCAGAGCCAGTGCTTGTTCCAACACCAGTGCCGCCAGCAGCCACGGCAATTATGTCTCCGCTAGTTCCAGCGTACAAGTCTTTAACTTGTGACATTAACTCACGGATAGCATCGTTAATTCCAGAAGGCGCACAACCCTCTGCGATATTGATACTGTCAATGTCTGTATTATTTGCGGGAGTCGAACTCCACTCACTAATCTTTGTCTTGGGCATATCAGTCCTTAGTCGGGGTTAGCCATTCCAGTTAGGTCAATTTTTCTAGGTTGTTCAGCTTGATAAAGCAAGTTAAACATTGTTGGATAGTCTATGTTTGGCATCCTGTTCTGTACGTCAAGCAAGCCTTTAGCGACACGACCTGCGCCATAAGCCGCTTCACCCATCAAACGAGGAGATGAAGTAGCCAATGATAACGGAACAGCAACATTACCAAATAAACTACCAGCCATTAAAGAAGTAGGAATTGACGATGCACCTTGTAGTCCACGAGGCGTATATGTATTTAATGCTTGACCAGCCAAAGCTGGAAGCATTTGTTTACCACCAGCTTGTTCTAATTGTTGAGCCAAACTTAAACGCTGACCAAAGTTTGTATTTACATTGTTACGCATAATTGACTGTAATTTACGCATTTGCGTATCTACAGAAGCATTTTTACCTTGCGACAATGTTCTTTCAATTTCACGAATTAAATCTGTAGCCTCAGAATACGCTTGCATTGTTTTTGCGTATGTAGGTGCTTGTTTTTTAATCTCGTTTTTAATGCCGTTATAAACCTCATTAACAGCAGTCAATGATGTTTTTTGCTCAAAAGGAATTTTCTCAAGAACAGAGCCAACTTTTTGTTTTAACTTATCAAGACCTTCTGGAGTGTGAAACTCAGCAGGGTCTAGTTGCTTCCAAGCATCAATTTCTGCTTTTGCTTTAACTACTTTGTCAAATGCTTCTTCATTAACAATTTGACCTTTATAAGTAACTTTGTTCATAGCATTGTCAATGGCTTTATCAATTCCATCAAAAGATAAAACAGATTTATCTTTGCTAATATTTGCCATTTCTGTACGATAAGCAGTCTGACGTTGTTCAGCCATAGCTGACAAGTTTTGTTTAGCCGCATCTAAAACTTCAATTTGTGGAACTTCTCCACGCATATTTGCTTTAAACATTTCAGAAGTTTCACCGCCTACTTTTCCAGCTTTATATGCTTGACCAATAGCTTCTGTACCTGCGCCTGTTTGCATACCCAATAATGGTTTTGCAACAGAGCCAGTAATATCTACGGCTTTACCAGTAGCACGAGCCGCTAACATCAATGGGTCAACAGCACGAGCAGCAGTAGCCAATGCAGGTGCAGCCCTTGTAGGCAACATAGCACCGCCTGTAAGAACAGTAGATAGGTCTGCCATAACTCCAGCAGGGTCAGTAGCCAATGCTCGTTTAGCACCTTCTACGCTACCATAACGCTCTACATAGTGCTGACCAACTTTAGAAGCTAAGTCACGGCTTGCTTTGTCTTCACCTACTGCTTGCACAAGTCGCTCTGGTAATGCGTTTTGCAATATGCCAGCACCAAGGTCTAAAACAGCCTTAGTTGTTTGAATAGGACTTGTAACAGCTTGGTATATATCGCCAAGCATTGAGCCAACAGAACTAGGAAAGTTTGTAACAGCACCTGTTAAAACTTCTTCACCAGATAACTTTTGTCCACCAGCAACTCTATCAAGAGAAGTAATCTGCTTACCAGAAAAGTCTTTAGCAATGCGAGAAATTACATCGTCTTTAGTAAGACTTTCTGGGGCATTTCTATAAACATGAGAAGTACCATCATTAAAGGTTACTGTAATATCAGCCATGTTTACCACCCACTAGATGTTGCTTGTTGCTTCTTTTTAGGAGGAGTAATATCCTTCAAAAGACCAAGGCCAAATGTTTTGTCTAAGTTTTGCAAAGCAGTTACGTTAGCCTCATAGCTAAGTTTGGGGTCTGTAGCAGCCTTTAAATACATTTGCATTTCAGCATTTGAATTCATTTGTGACGCAGACATTCCAGTTGCTTCTTTAATTAAGTTCAATAACAAAGGTCTAGTTTGTTCAATTACTTGACGTTGTTCTTGGTTTTTAGTTCCAAGCGCACTACCCATAAATTGACCAACTGGTGAAGTACCCATCTTTGCACCAAGATTTTCACGACCACCAGCACCCGTACTTGTAATGCCACCACCTTCAAGAAGTGTGTCATAACTTGTTTTTAGTTGACCAACAATGTCAGACAGTTGCTGTTTAGCCTGAGTTTTGGTATCAGCTTTTTCTTGTGCTTTTTCTTGTTTCTGACCAATATTAAATTCAGCCAACATTCTGCTTGTTGCTTGACTTCCTTCTGATATTGCTTTGGTTTGCGCTTGTGCTAATTTAAATTGCTCAGACGATTGAATCCTATTTGACAATTCTGCAAAACGCTTGTCAGCAGTTTCATCGTCAATAGCACCAGTTGCATAGCTCTTGCTATATCTTTGTGCAGTTGCCCTCAAAGCAGGAGGAACATTGGGGTCATTAGAAAAAATATCAAATGGGTTTTCTGCAATTTGTGCAGGTTTCTGACCACCAGCAACAACTTCAAACGCTTGAGTTATTGGGTTTATCCTGACAAGTTGTTCATTTTTACCAAGTTTCAATGTTTCACCTGTCATTGCTTTCTGAGAAGCAATCAACTCATTCAAGGCTTTGCGTCCTTCTGGTGAAGACATCAATTGAGGAATCGCTCGTTGCAAATCAAAGCCACCAGCAGTCATTCCTTGACCAACTTGCTGACCCATCATGTCCTCACCATACATCTCTTGAGGTTTGGTTACAGCACCTTGGATAACACCTTGAATACGTTGTTGTTCAGCCAATGCTTGTTGCTCTAACTTACGCTTACGAATCATGTCTTGCAATTGAACATTCTGTAGTTGTTCTTGCAAAACATTCTGCATACCGCCTTTGTAGGCTTTCTGACCAGCTTGCAAACCTTCAGCAATAGACTGTCCTGTGTTACCACCTGCAAATAATCTGCCAGCTAGTGCGTAGAGTGCTTGTGCTTGTGCATCATCACGATTGCTTTGAATGTCAGCAGGTGACATACCAAGCAGACCCATTGTGTCTGCACCGCTAGTACCAAAAATGTCTAATAGTCCAGCCATGTTTTAATCCCACCAGTTAGAGCCAAGGGCAGGATAACTAGCATCAATAGTCCCCATATTAGAACCACCTGTTAGCCAGTTAGCACCACTATTCCACAAGTTGCTAATACCTGTAGAGCCACCTAAATTCTTATACAGTCCACCGCCAACAGCAGCCAAACCTAAAGCATTTTGCAATGTAGATGTATCAGCAGCACCGCTAGTTGTAGAAGAAGCTACTCGGCCTAATGGATTGCCATATACCAACGATAGATAGTTCTGTAAGTTCTGTTGTGGTTGGTTTTGCAAGAAGTTAAACTTAGCAATGTCACCTTGCATTTGCTGACCTTGGTAACCTTCACGGATTTGACCAGCTTGCAACATATTTTGAATGTCTTGGTAATCAGCAGAAGCCATTTGAGGCGCAGCCATCGTAGCCGCTTGCTGTCTTGCTCTTTCATCAGCATAGTTCTGATAAGCCAACTGTCCAGCCGTATTAGCTAAATTCTGACCAAACTGACCAGTAGCTCTATCTTGCAAAGAACCCATAGCACCAGAGCCATAACGCCCTGCTAGGCTAGACTTAGATGCAATATCACCTAAAGTTGTTTTAAACTGAGTCTCTGCCGCTTGTGCAGCAGGTTGAAACGCACCTTGAAAGAATGGATTACCACCCAAGAAGCCACCAGAAACTGTGTTCTGCAACTGATTCTGTGCAGACTGTAGTAGTGGGTTACCCAAAGAAGCACGAGCCTCTAAAGCCTGTAATCCTGTTTGAGTGGTAGTTGTAGGGCTAACAAAGGTTGGGCCACCATAATACTGTGGGCCACCGCTTTGATACAGACGTTGAGCCTGTTGCAATCCATAACCTAAATATGGTTGGATTGTTGGGTCAATTTGTGACGTAGTGGTAGTAGCCATCTTTACTCCTAGAGTTTCGGATTCCGAGATGGGTCATCCACGGAATACATTATACATAAATTATTAAAATCAACCAATAATTGCATATCTATACGTCTTATTGGCAGTAACATTGGCCGCATGGTTTACTGTTGCTGTTCCCTGTCCTTGTGCGCTTGCGTATACTCTTGTGGCATCCGCATTAGCCGCAGCAGAAGCAGGGACAAAAACAATCACGCTGTCTGGGCCTATCCTCCTGTCTGTCAAAGTGGTAGTAACTGCCGCACCAACAGCTAAAGTAATTGAGCCTGTGTTATTGGTCTTTCCGTCCATGATATTACGGACGACTTCAGCCACAACCCTCTGGTCACCACCAAAAGCAGGTAGGCTTCTAAACATCAGCGAACCCCTTGTGGAGTTACATCCACATCCACAGAGATAGCGTTATTCCAGTTAGCACCTGTAGGGGTCACTTTTAGTCTGTGATACCTACCTGCGCTTCTAAGCGATACCCTATTTTCTGTACTAGCCGCCACCGCAGTATTAAAACTTACGCCTTGGTTTAAAAGGGTACGAGAGGCAATCGCCACAGTCGCAGAGCCATTGTCAACAATAGGTCTAGCTAGGGTTACTACTGAGTTAGCACCAATGTCTAAGTCGCCAGTAGAAATTACGGCTGTTTGGTTAACACCTGTAAAACTCATCACTCTAGTAGCTAAAGTACCGCCTAAGAAATACTTACCACCAATATATAAAGGCGAATCTAAACTTGTGGTTAAGGCATCAATAGAAGCAGAAAGACTGTCCAATTGCTCAAGCGTTACAGTTGCTGTAGAGGCTTCAGACAAGAAATCAGTACCCGCATCACCATAAGTCCATTTTTGAGTCTTAAAGTTATAAATTAACAGATTGCGAGTTCCATTAACAGATTTGTAATTCCAGATTACAAGTTTACGAATTGGGTCAACCGCAGCAGACATAGTTCCGTAATCAGATTCTGAAGCGTCTTGTAAAAAGAATCTATCTACTTTTTCTGCACCAATTGTCGTGACGTTTTGTCCATCACACATATAGAAACCATCGTCTGACAAGAAGAATGTAATGCCTTGGTACTGAGCAATTGAACCAGAAACCATACATCCCTTGTTACGAGAGATATTGTCAAACTGGAATATAAACGGAGTACCTACATAGGTCATTCGGTGAATGGCTCGCTCTAAAAAGACAAGACCAAACTCACCACCACGGATTCCTACAATCTGTCCACCATCAGGAATATCTTGATAGTCTGATTGAGTGGTTACATCCTCAGTCCAATCTGTTTCGTTATTTAATGCTGACCAACGAACACGATACTGTTGTTGTGTAGTTTCTAGCGTATTTGCACAAACAACAAAGTCACGCACCACAGTAATGAACTTAGCAATGGGCGCAGTAGCTGACAAATCAGCAAATGATGTAGAAGTTCCTAATGTCCATGCTTGTAACTTATCAGCATTATTTGTAGTGATTACAGTCTTACCAAACTGAGTAAAACGAACTCTGTCGTTAGCACCAGTTGTCATTCCTGTTTTAACTTGAGTAATAGCACCTACTCCAGTAACTGTATAAATCTTAGATGCGCCAGCAGCAAATAGTTCAGTATCACCATTAGGCTTTTTGGCAGCATACAAAGAAGTTAAGTTTTCAGCAGCATTACTTGTGGAGAAGGTTACAGGAGTAGGAAATGGGCCATAACCAATAGCTTGAGAAACCACGTTCTTAGCATCAGTCAAAGCACCTGACACGCTAGGTTGGTCAGGCATCCACTCACCAAAAGTTAGTTTTGTCGTAGCCATGTATTACTTCCTTGCGTCTGAATTGTCCATGTATTATCGTTAGCTGATACTGGAGTCCATGTGTTTGAATCACTTGGAACTGTAGTCCAAGTATTGCTATCGGTAGAAACTGGTGTCCAAGTGTTATTGTCTTGTGGTACTGGAGTCCAGTTATCGCCCAAGATAACACCATAAGCCGTAATTGTAGCTAGACCTGATACCGAGGCTACCCCTGCATAAATTGCAGATGCACTAGCAATAACATCAGCATTTGCTTCTATGTTGGCAACTGCGCCAACAACTAAACCACCATTAGCAGTTACTGTTGCATTTCCATCAATTGCACCACTTGCTAGTTGTACCCTGATAGCATCAGCAACTACAGTCGCATTGGAAGTTATTGAGGCTACTGCATTTGCTACGATTCCACCAAGGGCAGTTACATCCGCATTTGCTGTGATAGAACCACTTGCAGTCTGTATGCGAATAGCATCAGCCACCACATCAGCGTTAGCAGTAATACTTCCACTAGCTAACTGAATTCTTATTGCGTCAGCAGTTACAGTAGCATTTGCATCAATAGAACCAGAAACAAACTGAATTCTAGTCGCATCAGCTACACAACTAGCAGAACAAGTAACGCTTGCACTTGCGCTTTGTATTCTTGTGCCATCTGCCACAAAAGTCGCTGTACCATCTACCGCCCCACTACCACTCTGAATCCTCGTGCCATCTGCTGTAACGCTTGCAGACGCAGTTACAGACCCATAGGCATCCCACAGGGTTACAGAAGTTGTGTAGAGTGAACTATCGAGTGTGAGTGTTAAGTCATCAATGCTAGACTTTAAACTGTCTAGCGAGTCAATTGTCCACGGAGGCAGTAAGTCAGCCATCTCACGCTAGAGTAACGCTCAATGAACCAGAAGCAACACGGAACACATCGCCAGTTGCAATGGTCTTAGAAGTGTCTAGTGGTGTGTGGTACAGCAGGTTACCTACTGTCAAAGCATCACGAATCCCAATGTGTGTGATTGTTCCCCACGCACCGCCAGCTTGAGGAAAATCTATCACAGCAGAGTTTGTTGAAACACCATTAGAAGGCGCACCAAAAGTTACAGACTGACGAGCATAGCTAGTACCAGAACACTCAGTTCCAGTATCAGCATCTGTTGGGTCAGTTGTATAAAGTGCCAAATACACAGTCGTTGGCGCTGTGTAGCTAGTTGCTCTCAACGTAACATTGATAAGAGCATTTTCTAAGTAGTTGGACATTTCAGCCATATTTTCACCTTGCAGTTAATTTCATTGCTAACGGAACACCAGAATACTGACCTTCTTCGTCAGACTTGATGAGTGAGGAGATTGCTCTGTCGTACATAGAACCCCATGTATTGATTCGAGCATCGTTCATTAGATACGGCTCTGCTTCAACTAATGCGCCATATAACAAACCATCAGGTGCAGAAGTTAAAAATACGTTTGTTGTATTACTTGCAGACAAATATGCTGGCGCAGCAAAGTACAACATTTTTACTGTATAGACTGCATCAGGAATAGGAGATAACTGAAACTCGCTTGCCAAGATTGTGTAAGACCTAGGAACACCTACCCACAATGCTTTGGGGTCATTAGACAAAGCTGAAGGGCTGGAGTAACTTAGTGGAGTTATTGGGTTTGTCATCACCACAAAATCACGCACTTGTAAGAAGTCACTAGGCAACTCAACAGTTGAGTCATCCTTAACAGTTGCAGTCGTTACAGACTTTAACATTTGACGAATACGCAGTTCTCTACGCAAACGATTCTCAGCCAAAGTAATGAAGTCTGGGATAACGCTAGTCAGGTCAGACCGAGCCAAATAATTGGCTATTGAAGTCTGTAAATCAGAGTAGGTAGCAAAACTCATACAACTCCTGTCCGAGTTCTAAAAACTCTGTTATTGCGTTCGTTTAGCCATGCTTTAAAACGCTTGTCATCAAGCACAGCAAAGCCACGCATAATTCCTTGCTTATTTAGTTCATCAATCACAGTCATTGGAATTGAGGCTATCTTATTGCCAAACAACTCATCTGACCATTTAGCACGTTCATCAAAGGAGTTATATTCCTTTTTGTTCTGCTCAATGATGCCAGTTACATCCTGACGAGTTTCAATGACAATCCCGCCATTGCCATCAGAATGGACTACAGAATCTCTAAATTTAACAGGGTTTTGCATACACTAATTCTATCAGTTTTGCTAGAAAAAGAAATGCCCCAGAGGATTAGTCTGAGGCATTTTGAGAGTCACCTAACTATTAGGTCAAGTCAGCAATAATGCCGTGTGCAGCTTCGTTACGAACTTCCAATGTGAACTCAGCCAACAGTTGTGTAGATTCGTTGTCACCAGTAACAGCCAACTCATTGGTTGTAAAGGGACGCAGATAAGCTACAGCAGCCATGTCAGGGTCAAGCAAGAACGCAACATCGTCAGCAGAGTTAGTGCTGTTCATGAACCTCGAGGGAACCACGCTCAGAGTACCGAAATCTGACAAATAAACATCTGCCGCCCCGATGATAGTCGTAGGCGCATTTGTTGGGGCCATGTAACGCTGTGCAGCAATACCAGCAAAGCCTGAGACTACTTGCTTGTGAGCAGGTGTAACCATCAAGATTTTAGGATTGCCACCTGCGGTATAAACGCTCTTAACAACAGATTGCAAGATTGCTTCTGTGAAAGTGCGGTTAGTACCATTAGTACGAGCAGTAGTGCCAGATGCGCCAGCAACGCCAGAAGTACCACCAGAGTAGCTAGTAGCCAACCATGCTTGCAAACCACCCAAAGCACGAGCAGTAGATGAGTTACCATTGGTAGCAACTTGGTTACTGAGCAATGTCAATTCCATATCACGCTTGATTTCAGCAGATGATTTAGCCAAGTTATAAGCCTTTTCAGACTTACGACCAGCTTTATCTACAGCTTGCAAGGTGTTAGAAATCTTGATTGTCTTCTGTGAAATCTGGCAACGATTTCCCACACGAGTCGTAGGAGAAATAGTAATGTCAGATGCCGTTGCACCTTCGACTGCCACATTTAAAGCAGCACTCGCAAGTGAGTCAGTCTGCCACTCATGGTAAACAGCAGTTGCTTTAGTTTTGCCGATGGAACTCATCATGGGCGTGTCGGTTGGTGAGATGTTATAAATAACATCTGTAAGGTCTTCACGCTGACCAATAGCGGTGTATGTTTGATAGGTAGCCATAAATTACTCCAAAATTTAAAAGAATCGTTCAAATGCTTTAGCTGCGTCTGAGACTTTTCCTGTCTCACGCAACCTCTGCATAACCTGTTTATCTTGTGCAGACCTTGCAGGAGGTGCAGAAGTACCACTACGCATCATCTTAGGGGCAGCCACGAGTTTTTTATTTAACTCAGGTTTGCTCTTTTGAAGTTGCTCATACTTCATCGCCTTATACAAGGTATGCACAGCACGACTGTCATACACGGAACTGAGTTCTTGGTCAGACCAACCTACAGACTTCGCATAGTCACGGATTTGTTTCCGAACCGCATCACCCTGTGGTGTCGCTAACTCAGGAATCAGACTAACTAGCTTCTCAGATTCTTGACGGAGATGGTTTTGCAGTTGGGATTGTTGCTCGGCTTGTTGCTGTTGGGCAATGCGTTGCTGTTCATTCCTGACTACTGCTAACTGCTTCTCACGTTGGCTCTGTTCAGCTACCGCTACCGCATAACCGATAGGGTCTGTTTCCTTTAAAACTTCTAAGTCCACACCCTGATGTTGCTGCGTAAGGAAGCTATCCAACGCTTGCAATTTCTGGGCGTATGCCTGTCGCTCTTGTTTAACATACTCTAAGTGACTACGTTCAGCTTCAATTGCTTTACGTTGTTCAGCTAGAGCCTGAGACTTCTTTGTGTAGTCCGTACCTTGTTGATAACCCTTGATAAGTTCGTCAAGTTCTACCTCAACTTCCTCACCAGATGCCTTGACTTTATATCTAGGCTTTGGTTCATCATCGTATTCAACTTCATCAGTCTCTTGAATTTCCTCTATTTGACCCTCGGCTTGGCTGTTATCAGCTTCCTCAGAATCACCCATCAGACTTTCAAACGCTGAAGCGGCTTGGTTTACATCTAGGCTTTCACTCCCATTAGGGTTGGTGTTTTCCATTTGTCATCTCAATAATCGCCAGAAACCTTCTGGACGGAGGGTAGCTTTTAGGCTACAGAATTTTCCACTTCTTTTCCTTAATTACAGTTTCCGAGGCTAAGCCTTCTAGGTGTCCTGTAATCAGTTCTAAAGTCTTTATGTGCTGATAAGCATTTTCACGCCTGTTAATTTCACTTGCACTTGTGTTAATTATCACACTAATCTGTTCATTTTTCAAGTTATTTAATACTTCTTTGAAAAAGTCATCATTTAATAGGTTTTTAGCCCATTGTGCGAGTAGGTGTTTGTCCATATTGGTTTTGTATTCCAGAGATAACGTCATTGATACTTAGGTTAGACCTAGATGGCATACCTTGTTGGCTACCCAAGATTCCCATTAAATCGTTATAACTTAGGTTAGATGGTTGTGAATATTGAACAGGTGCAGGAACTTGACCATAGTTAGGGTCTAGGAACTTCTCCCATTGTGTACCAATGAGTAGATTACGATTACCAAAGTTAATTGCTGGCAATGGTGTATATGGTGCAACTCTAGGTGCTGGAGGATTACCAAAACTTGCAGGAATTGGAACTACGTCAAAACCAGTTGTTCCATTATTAGACAAAACACTACCAGCACCAAGTAAACCAGCCGCAGTTAATGCTAACTGAGCAACCTTTATTGGGTCAGTTTCTTTTGTTGGTGTAGTTGTTGTTGGCGTAGATGTTACAGCAGTAGGAGTTAACGTAGATGCAATAGTGTTTATAGCTTCTGGTGTTACAACTGGTCTAGCAGCAGTAACTGTTGCAGTCGGTATAGTTGAAGTTGGAATTACTGCGGGTGTTGTAGCAATAATAGCGTTAACAATGTCTTGTGTAGTCACTGTCTTTGGTGCAGTAATTGTTTGAGTTGCCAATGTAGAAGTCGGTAGCGTAGATGTTTGCAAACTTGTGCCAGTAGTCAAAGCTGGCAACGTAGCTGTAATAGCGTTAATTACTTCTTGAGTCGTTACTGGCTTATTGCTTGTAATTACCTGTTGAGCAATATTCTGTGCTTGAGTAGATGTTATTGCAGGAATTGTTGCTGTAATAGCATTGATAATTTCTTGAGACGTAGCAGGTTTCTGAGAAGTAATTGTTTGAGTAGCTAAATTAGCGGGTGTTTTTACGTTAGCCGCTATTTGGCTTTCTACTAAGTTTATAACTTCTTGGGTAGTCATGCCAGTAGTTTTAGGCGCAGCAACCTTAACAGTCCCTGCATCTGTAACTGGTGTTGATACAGCCACTGGCGTAGTAGCGGCAATAGTGCTTAATACATTGTTTAATGTTGGTGTAGCAAGTTGACTAACAACATTTACTCCGTCTGTTAATTGAGAAACATCAGATGGAATATTTATAGCTTTTGGTGCTAATGAATTAGCAGCATCTTTTAAAGACTCTGTAACAACATCTGCACTAAATCCACTGTTTGTTAATGCAGTTTCAATTTCTGCTAATGTTTTACCACTATCTGCCATTTGTATTGCAATATCACTAGCATCGCCTAAAACTGCACCAGAAGCCGTATTTAAATAGTTAGCTAATTCATTACCACCATAAACTAAACTACCACTAAGAATTGCAGTTTTTAATGCGTCTTCTAAATCTGCGCCACCAGCAGCAGCAGCACCACCTTTGAAAAGACCTGTGCCGACTGCTTGTGCTGTAGAGCCTGTAAGACCTAATTGACTTCCTAAGAAACCACCACCACCTAAACCCAAGAAAACTGCTTGAACAACAGGGTCATTAAACGCTTCAGCTAAACCACCTAAGAATGAAGGTACTTTCTGTTGTTGTGTAGTTTGTTGATATTCACCAGTAGGAGAGTAATATTTAATGTCGCCACCAGCCTTGTTTTCACTGGCTTTATAGGTAATGACATTCTCAAGTTGTCCTAGCTGTGCATCCATGCCAGAACCAGTTTGAGAATAAACTGGTTGGTAGTAAGTATCACCAATCAATGTTGCTTGGTTTGGTTGCAATGCACCAGAGGCAATTAAATCTTGAATGTTTGGTGTTTGTATTTGTGCAGATAATGACTGAGCAACAACAGGACTAGCAGCAGCCTGAGTAATTACTGAAGGAGTTGTAGCTACAGTATTTGTTTTCTGTACTTGAGCAATTGCTTGCGGAGTGCTAGATGGAACTTCATTCTTAAACTGAGATAACGAATCAATAACAGCTTGGTTATATATTGCTGTACCTTCTGCATTTGTGTGCAAAGCATCAACTAACAAATTCTTGTTTTGCAGAATTTCACCTTGAATACCTACCAAAGCAACATTCTTGTTTTCTTTAGCAATGTCAGTAAAAATCTGGTCAACTTTAGTGTCAAAGTTGTTATTGATTACATCATCAATAGACTTAGCATAAGGAGAACCAGTAAGAACAACATTAACGCCTTGGTCACCCAAAGTCTTCACAATTTGGTTAATGTTACTTTTAACAGTGTCTTTATCTACACCAGTAATAAAGTCAACACCACCAGTTTGTAAGTAAACAGTAGCATTAGGGTCAAACTGACCACCACCTGCTAGATATGTGTTTAACTGGTTAAGAGTGTCAGCAGTAGTTGCACCACCTACGGCATAGTTAGATGTGGCTTGTCCAGTAGCTTGTGTTAATTGGTCACCTAAAGTTGTGTTAAGGCTATTCCAACTAGCACCTGCCAAGATATTGCCCTCAAGCAAACCCCCTGATTTACCGCCAGTTGCATTAGCTACGTCTTCACCAGAGATTCCATACTGAGCCATAGCAGCCTGAGTGGTAGCCGCATCAGGACTAGCAGCTAAGAATGTACGAATGTTGTCATACAAATCAGCAGCACTACCACCATTATTTAACTGCCATGTCAAAGCATTAGAAATAGCCATGATTAACCTCTAATCTCTACGTTGGATGTAATGCCAGCACCAATTTTCATTGCTTTTAACTGTGCTTCTGCTTCAAACTCTTGTTGTTTCAATGCAAAGTAAGCCTGTTGTTTCTCACGCTCTAATTGCAACTTAGCACCTTCCTTCTCACGCAATAACTGCATCTCAAGTCCAGCTTTCTGTTGCGCCATCTGCATATCAATTTGCTGTTGCTGTTGTTGCATCTGCATATCAGCTTGTGCTTTAGCTTGGTTAGCTTGTATCTCAGCCTGTGTTCTAGCCATCAACGCTTGAACCTCTGGGGGCATTTGCTGTTGCTGTGGAGGAGGATTACTCAATGCTTGGTCTTGCTCTGGCGTAATTGCTTTGTAGAACTCAGCAGAATCTTTAAACCCTGCAATCTCTACCATGCGTCCCAAAGTGCCACGATACTGAGCAGGTGAAACGTAAGGATTAGCAGGGCCATACTGACCAATCAACTGCTCTTGTTTAGCAAGAACCATCGACAACATAGCCATCTGCTCTTGACGATTCCCAGCACCTAAACCTACATTGATAGAAACATCGTATTGGTTAGCCCATGTTCTAGGGTCAAACTCTACGAACTCACCACGCATACGCACTATGCGAGCCTTGTCTTGGTACTTACAAAGCAAGTGCAAGATACCTTTAAACAAAGATTTAACACCTGTCTCAGCAAAGATTCGAGCAATAAGTTCAATCTTACCTGCGCCAGCTTGTTGCATAGAAGCTACGGCAGCAGCAGTCACGTTCTGCAAGATAGAAGGGTCTAAACCCTGTGAAGCATCACTAACACCTGTACGCTTAGACTGTACTGTGTCCAAATACTGAAGCATTGGAAAAGCCTGATTTGCCACGTTCTGCACAACTAACTGTTGGACGGCATTAGGTGACTTGGCACGAATAACACCACCAGCAGTAGATGTAAGCAAGTCGTCAAGGTTTACTTGACCTTCCACAGCCACGACACGAGCATTGTTTGTCAGATATAAGTTATCCAACATCTGACGAGTGATAGTGGTCTTGATTAACTGTAGGTCAACTGTTCTGTCAGCTAATGAGTTACCAAAGAACTTGTGCGGAATTGGTATAGGACAAATTGAATGGAACGGAACATAGTCTGTTTCCTCAATAATCTCTTTACCCTTCTCATCTTGAAGAATCTCATTTCCCGCATAGAAAACTTGAGTCAGAGAAGCAATGCCTTTACCATCTATATCAGTTTTGACATAACACTCAAAGACTTCAATCTCTTGCATTGAAGGGTCATCAGTCTGAACTTGGTAAGGTTGCTCACCAGCAGCATAACGAGCCACACGCTCTGGCGTATAAGCCAAAGCATCACCCATCTGTAAACTCTCTACTTGGTCTTTGTTAAAACCCATAGCAATCAATGTGCTACGAGTCAACATCTGCCTGTGGGCTACGAAAGGTGAGTCAGCAATAGTTCTAGCCTTCTTGCTAATCAAGAACTCCTCTGGAGGGACATTCTCAATCGTTACTTTGCCTGATTTCTTCTTTTGCTGAACAACTACGTTATGAGTAGCACCCATTACAGGCATACCCATAGGGTCTATAACTGGCTGTCCCATTGGGTCAAATATTGGGAACTCTGTCGTATCTTGCTCGACAATCTCCATAGTCTCATCGCTCATTAGCATTGCTAACTCATCGTTAGACAAGTCAAAGTAACGCTCTTTGGTAATGTCTTCTTTGTTTTCCCAATAGGCTTTAATGATGCCGTTCTTTTGAAGCAGAGCATCCTTGAACCAATCATGGAGAATGGCTACGCCTTCGTTATCACGGCTAAAAACCCAATTGCAATACTGTGTCGCTTGTTTTGCAGATGCTTCGTCCTTCGGGCCTTGAGGCTCAAAAACTACAATATCATCTGAGCCTGTAAAGATACGGACTAGGGAAGGCAAAGCACCATCAATGGCTTCTGCAACTTCACCTGTAACGATTGAAGACTTACCTTCTACCTCATTCCCATAAGGTTGACGGAGATACGCTTCTAAAGCCTGTTTGCGCTGCTCTACTGTTTCACTCTCAATAAAGCCAATAGCGTCATCAATCTCAGCTTGCAGTATCGACTTCAAGTCGTTCGTTTCCATGTGCATCCTTTGGAGGGCGACCAAGTTTCGGTCTTGGTGAGGATTGTAACTCTTTTACCATATTTTCGAGCATTTCGAGTCGTTTTTCAAGTTCTTTTACTTTTGGGGCTAAATTTATGCCCTGCATTTGAACGTACATTACACAATCCATTTCGGTAGTTGGTTAATAGGCTTAGACCATGTTGAATGTCCTTCATCCAATCCAAGGGCTAAGTAGCGGAATGAGTCCGAGCCATGACTAGACCAATCATGTAACGGACGCTCATAGAATATCTTACGCTTTTCATCGTAATCTCTGCGGTAATTTCTCAGGCAGTTCAGCCCTATCTGTACCTGTGGAACATTAAACCAGCACCTTGGAAGCAATCGTCTTACTGCTTGGATGCCATCGTCTAGTCCCATCCTTGGGGCTATCTTGACCTCTAGCCCTGATTCCTCAAGCATTTCCATTCTGCTCTTACCTGTGCCAAGTTCCCTGACTCTAACGTCATGGGGCAGAATATGCTCTGCTTTGAGATAGTCGTTGTCCTTAATCCACTTAACGTAGTGGTCTAAACCTACACCATGATTCTCGTAATAGTCAATTAGTCGCACCTCAGTACCTACCAGTTGAGCCACCCAGATAGACGTAGAGTCACCCATTCCCAAGTCCCAAGCAGTAAAGGTTCTACTCAGTTCTTCTCTGGGAATTTCCTGCATGTGCTTCTTTTCTTCCAGTTCATTGAGGATTTGACCATAGTAAGAACCTTCTACAGCAGCATCAAAACTACACTCAAACTCTTGGCGGTATTTATCCTCGCCCATCTCATTCTTGGCAGCCTTCAGTTCTACATCATCCACTACACCCGTCTCAGAGGCTTTGAACTCTAGCAAACCCCAACCTTCCTCAGTTTTTGCCCTATCTCGCAACTCTTTAAAGTGGTTGTGTCCCTTTGGCGTACCAATGAAAAGACACCAGCCTTTCCTGTCAGCTAATGCAGGTCTTACTATGTCTGTCCATATCTTAGGATTTTGGTCACCAATCTCGTCTAGGATTACCCCATCGAAATACTGACCTCGGAGTGTTTCTGGATTGTCTGAGCCAAACAACTGGATGCGCCTACCCCAGAAGTCCACCCTTAGTTCTGAAATATTGCTAGTGCCACCCAGAGGCTCTGCATACTTAACTAGGTAGTCCCATGCCACCCTCTTAGCTTGTCCGTATGTAGGGGCTATGTAGGCGTATCTAGGGGCTTCCTTTTGGTTGAGCAAAGCATCCTTGATTAAGTGGTTAATCGCAGAGACTGTTTTACCCATGCGCCTATGTGCAACAACAACGCCAAAACGCTTACTGTCCATTAGTTCATGGATAGCAAGTTGTTGTTCTCTGGGTTTGTAGGCTATCTCAATTACTTCTGCCATTGGACGCTTATCTGAATGTCTTTACCTTCT